ATGTTCATGTCCTTGAAGTACTCCTGCGCCTCGTCGCGCGTCGAAGTACCAAGACCCTTGTAATACTGAATCGCCCAGCCCGTGCGTGGCACTGCCTTCCACTGCTCGTACTCGTACTGCGTGTAGAACGTGAGCGTGTCCTTGCCCTTCGCCGCCTTCACGATCGGCGTCGCCATGTACGTCAGAAACCCAGGCAGCTCAAACAGCTGAGGCCAGAGTTCGTGAAACAGATTCACCAGCAGCCCGCGGATGTGCGACCCATCGTAGTCCTGATCTGTCATGATGAGAATGCGCCCATAGCGGAGCGACTTCGTGTCGTGATACGCCTTCCCTGACTCCAGACCGACGATCTTCTTGAGCTCGGCGATCTCCTTCACCAGCTCCACCTTCGATGCTGCCGAGTCCTTCACATTCATAATTTTACCCCGCAAAGGGAACACGCCGAAAGACTGACGCTGAGTTTTCGTAAGGCCGCTGAGTGCCATTGCCTTGGCTGAATCGCCCTCGGTAAGGATGAGGGTGCAGTCGGAGCCACGTACTGTTCCAGCCCAAGCAGCGTCTTCAAGTTTTGGGATGCCGTAGATTTTGCTTTGCTTTTTTCCATCGGACTTCTTATTTTCCTTGTCATCCTTTTCTTTCTGGCTGATGATGAGTGTATCCACCAGTTCCAACTTTGCCCTCACTTTCTTGAAGAACTCCTCGGGCAACTTGCACGTTGAGCCAAACGCCGTGCTCTTTGTCGTCAGCGTCTCCTTGGTCTGCGAGTTGAACGAGGGATTCTCCACCTCTGCCGTCACCCAGATTGCCAGATTCTCCTTGATTAGCGAGGGCTTCACCTTGATCTTCTTCTTGGTCTCCAGATACTCGGCAATGTTCGCCACCACCTGATTCACGATGTAATCCACGTGCGTCCCGCCCTTGGACGTCCAGATACCATTCACGAACGACACCTGCAGATGCCGGTCAATCGGCGTGTCCGCCACCGCCACACTCCAGCGCGGACCCGTGTGGAACACTACAGGAGTCGTCACGAACTCCTGTGCGTAGATGTTCAGGTCGCGGCACTTGATTGTGACCTTTTCCGTCTCACCATGTTTCCAATGCACTTTGACGTCCTTCCCGACCGTCATTGCCAGATCGCTCGCCCGCCGACGGAACACGCTCACCAGCTCGGGCGTCACCTCCGTCATCCCAAATCGCCCGAAATCCGGCGTCCAAGCCACGCTGACGTACGGCTTCACTTTGGATGCCGAGATCTTAGGAGACAGCACCTTCGTCATGTTGTCCTCCCACGTCTGAATATACTTCTTGCCACGGACTGCATCCACCGTCTCCACCGTCAGGCGCTTGCCGAAGATGTTCGCCAACTTCACGCCGTAGCCGTTCTTGCCGCCTACCAGCTTCTTCTCGTCCTTGTCGTAGTTCGTGGAGGTCAGTAGCTCGCCGAAGATCAGCTGGGGGACCCAGACCTTGTACTCCGCATGCTCCACGACATCGATGCCCTCGCCGTCGTTCTCCACCGTAATCGTCTTGTTGTCGGCTGAAATCTCAATTGTGATGTTCTTGACTGGGTTTGCCGAGTTGCGCTGCCGCATGCGCACCACGTGGTCATGGGCATTGACTAGCATCTCGTCAAACAGCTTGTAGAATCCAGGATTGAACTGCTTGATCGTCTTGAGCGCAAACGCCTCGCCTTCCACGACATACATCTCCTCGGCACATGTCTCAATGGAACCGACGTAGGTGTCGGGAAGAGATAGGATGTGCTCGCGATGCGTGTGCTTCTTGTATGCGGATCCGTCTGCCATTGTGAGATGTGTATCGTTCTCTGACTCTCCTCGGTAAATGGTCCGTTTTTGCCGTTTTGTTTAAGAGGAGAAACCTCATACATATAAAATGCCCCCTCGCACAAAGAAGACAAAGAAGGGAGAGGAGGTGAAAGTTGATTTACCACCTGTGATCTTCTTCCTCCGGATCGGGAAGGACTTTGAGATGGAGACAGAGCAGGTGGCGGCTCCCCAACCATCAGGAGCGGCTGGAGCAACGCAGTATTCGGAGATTCTGCATGAGACGGAGACCCGCGAGCGGCGGTTCGACGAGAGCATTATTCACGACCTAATGTCCAAGCTCCATCATCAGAAGGAGTATCCCAAGGGCACAGCCTGTTTCTGGTGCTGCCATGGATTCGCTGGGAGTTCGTTTGTGATTCCCATCTACTATGACGTCTATACCAACACGCACACGGCCGAGGGGAACTACTGTAGCCCTGAGTGTGCCCTTGCCTATATCTACAAGGACTCTGAGCTGTCCGAGTCAGAGAAGTGGCGCCGTCATTCGCTCCTGCGAGCAATGTATGCCGCTCTCTATGTTGGCAAGGATATCTTTCCTGCCCCTGACAAGCGTGTTCTCCGTCTGTTTGGGGGCAACCTAGATATCCAGCAGTATCGGGAGTTTGTCTATAATTCCACGAAGCCCTTGCAGATTGCCATGCCCCCAGTTCGCCTGTACATCCCTTCTGTGAATACACAGGCGACGACCAAGGATATCAAGTCGTATGTGTCGCTGACCAATGAGACGGTGGATAAGGCATCGCAGCAGCTCCGTCTCAAGCGCTCCAAGCCTGTTCATGAGGGAGGTGCGACTCTGGACAAGTGCTTTACCATCGTTAAATAGTTTAGTCATAGTTTGTGGGGAATACTCAAATGAATCCTCAGGAGATTGTTCGTATGGGGATGATGTACCAACTAGTGAATTCTGCCGGTAAGGGCAGTTGGTCACCCCTTCTCAATTTTCTAGGACTCAACCTCTATGAGCGCGCAGTCATGACCTATCCTTGGTGGTCGGCTATCCTTTGTCGCCGGCGCTCAACCCAGCCAGGGATAACTAAACCCAACCGCGAGCCATCCGCCGTCATTGAGTGTGAGCGCGGACCGCCCCCTCAGCAGAACAAGGGTCAAGCTCCCCAGTTCCTCACTCGCATGGATGCTGTTATCCATTACGTTGCCTGCTCTCCCGCGACCCGTCGTTTGATGTCGATTGCAAACCATGACTACCTTCCCTACGAGTTTGAGCCAGTTCGGTTGAGCGAGGATATCTACTTTACGCTGACGCACGTGGAAATTGAGGAAGGAAATATTAAGAACATCAAGTTCCAGCTCTCATGCTATGACCACCCTATTCAGACCCTGCAGGCGTTTGTCGATTCGTGCAACCAGGATTACGAGCGCCGTATGCTGAACAAGTTGGGGAACGATCTCTACTTCTTTGACCAGGTTGTGGGGGGTAAGAGCAAGCGCTCGACCCAGAATCCCCTGCCCACGAGCTACCTCGTGTATAGCAAGCACAAGTTCTCCACTACGCGCACGTTTGAGAATGTGTATTTTGAGGAGCAACCAGTGGTGAAAAAGCGTGTCAAGTTCTTCCTGGAGAATCGGTCGTGGTACGAGAAGAAGGGTATTCCATACACGCTGGGATTCCTTTTTCACGGAGCCCCGGGTACTGGAAAGACGTCGGAGATCAAAGCGATTGCCAACGTGGCTCGTCGTCATCCCGTCAACATTCAGCTCTCGGAAATCAAGACCAAGACACAGCTGCGGCATCTCTTTTTCAGCGATGAGATCTACGTGTATAACGGGACCAATCTAGAGAAATACACCATCCCGATTTCGGAGCGCGTGTATATCATTGAGGACGCTGATGCGATGGGTGACGTGCTCCTGGAACGCAAGTGGAAGAAGCCTGTAGTGGAGAAGCCCAAGGATCCTTTTGCCCCGGAAGCTGATGACGATATCATCAAGGATCCCATTGATCTGTCGTTTCTCCTGAACCTTCTGGATGGCACGCTAGAGTCCAGCGGCCGTATAGTGGTCTTTACTTCTAATTTTCCTGAGCGGTTTGATCGTGCTCTCATTCGCCCGGGGCGCATTGATATGATCATACAGTTCAAGAAGTGTTCTCGCAAGATTATTGAGGAGATGGTGTGTGGGTTCTACGATATTACCGATGTATCGGGGCACCCAATTTTCAAGGACGAGTCCATCGATGAAAAGTGGAGTCCTGCCGAAGTGAATCAGATCCTGTTCAGGAACTTTGAGGACCCGACCCGTGCAATGGATGAACTGCTCACGCTGCAGCCGGGGTCGGTATCGTCGGCATTCCAAACAGAAGAACATACAGAAAGCACGCAGATAGTGGAATCGACCCCACTATCAGAATAGAGGTTGTCCAGCTAGCCGTTCCAGTGAGTGACGGATTCACAATGGAGGATACAAGACCAACAATTGGGACTAGCCACAGGTAGAAAAAGAAGCTTGAATACTTTTTGAGAAACTCGGAATTTGTGAAGAAGACGGCTTCGACTGCGGTCCATGCCACACGGTAGTAGATGAACACGCCAATCATTGTAAGCGCATACGCGAAATACTGATTTGCATTGCTAACAAGGGGAGCCGTATCTTCGGGGAGATTGCTAACAGATGAACCTTCGGGTTCGATATCGGGGACTGGATCGTCGCTGCTCATTATGTATTGAACACAAGATTTGCAATTCCATTTGTAACCTTGAGGAAATTGTAGGACTCAACATAGACCATGGAAGTATATGCTCCGAACTGAATAGAGCGGTTCGTAGGTGGAGGATAAAGGAGCTGTGTCTGTCCAGGTTGTATAGCTGGCGCGACACCAGGTGTAGGCGATATCGTCGCTGCTGCACCAACGGGTGTGGGATTCGGATTGAACACCGTAGAACGGACAACACATACTGGCGGCTGCGACAGCGATGCGTCAGTGACAACTGTGAGCGGAGTCAGAAGTGTGTATTGAAACACGGTGCGATTGAACATGGACCCATTCGCAGATCCGCTTGGCTGTGTGATTTGGTCCGGATCCAGAGCAAAGGAGTACGTATAAATACCAGGGATGTTATTTGTTGTACCTAACGAAAACTTGAAATTCTGGATATTGCGGAAGAAGTTCTTGTTCTTGGTACTGAAACGGTCCTTGCCATCAAAGATAAGATTGCCCTCCATGAAAATATCCTGCTGACCCATATTGTTTGCAATGAGGGCTCCACTGCTGTAGAGAGTATTGGCTTCTACCGTTTCAGAGCTCGTGTCAATAGGAGGGGAGTCTAGCGTATCCCAGTTCGTGTAATTGTCCCAGTCGTTGATGAGCGTGCGGTCGTTGCGGCGGAAGAGTGCAACCACACGAGTACAGAGATTGTACATGGGTATTTCCAGGTTATTGATGCCATACTGCTTCTCGTTCTTGACATACCGAACCTCTGTAATCAAGAACGTGCGCTCATGACTCGCAATAAATGCGCGCTCCGTATCCGTGGTAAAAATGTAGTTGGCCTCTACATAGGGATTAAGGTTCCAAGTGAGGAGAGCGCGGTTCGTAGAATTGCCCTGGCGATCCGGGTACGCTAGGAAGTTCTGGATGCCGGCAGCGTTGTCACCCGGCGTACCAATAATCCGCTGTCCAAATGTTGGATTCTCTGGATTGACATCCGCGATGGTAAAAAGGTTGTAAAGACTATTGATGGTGATAGAAATCTCAACCTCGGTCTGGGGGAGACCTACAAGGGGAATAGACTGTGCAATCTCCTCGCAGAACCAGAACGGTAGTGGAATTGTCAGTTGGCGACCCGTAATAGAGGGCGCAGGAGTGGTTCCATCGCCAGTCATGAGAGCATTCGGGTACTGATTGGTGCGTCCGTTGGCGTTCGCGGGATCATAGACATCAGGAGTGTTGCCCACCATACGGTCTAGAATCTCGCGCTTGGTTGCATCCTTCCGGAGATAGCTTAGGATTTTCATCCACTCTCCAGTCATTGTGACAATAGGGGTGCCGTTAAACAGCACAGATGCTTCGGAGATAAGGTTGTATCCGATATTGCGAATCCATTGAAACTCATAGGGGACACCCTCTCCAAACTGATTGTAGATAGAGATGGGAGACCAGATATCAGGAAGATCCACACAAAAATAGCAGTCGTGGAGAAGGTCGGCATAACGAGGAACCTTGAA